AGGAACCATTGATTATCACTTTAAATTTATTAAAACGAAATACCACATGGGTCGTCTGATCTTTGTTTACTATCCTTCAGGGAATCCCTCTGCTGAGCTTACTACCGAGATGACAACAAATTACACTTGCATTGTAGATCTAAATGAAATCAATGCCGACGATATTGGTAGCGGGGAATTTATTCTCTCAATCCCATATATGGCTTCAGTACCTTGGACGCAAACCGATGACACTGTAGGCGTTATTGGTATTTATGTATCCACGCCCTTGGCCGCACCAACCACCTGTGCTGATGAACTTACAATTTGGGTCGGACATTCTGGTGGGGATTCTTATGAATTAAGCGTTCCAACCTGTGCTATGTCTATCGTTGCAGAGGGTGGCGATGATCGCGCCAATATGATGGGATCAACAACGGATACACCTGGTATGCAAGCCACGATTCAATGTATAGGAGAAAGAGTGGACAGTTTAAGACCCTTGGTTAAAAGATTCACTCCTAATTCCCTTAATGGAAGAACACCAGCTATAAAAGTGGGAGCTGCTGAATTCTTTCCTCATGCCGTACCTAATAATGATAATTCAATGTTAAGACAGATCCAGAGGCTTTTTAGATTTCATGCCGGTGGTCACCGTTTTAAAGCCGTGTCCAACACTGGTGCCCTGGTGCAAGCTAATTTATTAGATTCTCAGGCGAGACTCACAGGAGTGTCCCACACTACAATGAGCTCAATCAATAATTTTAATGAGGTCCTGCTTCCCCATTATTCAGTTAATAGATGCTGGGCGACCGGACGTGACCCGAATGCAGTACCCGAATTTACAACTCTCGGTATGCGCTATGATTCCTATAGTTACACCGGAGTTATTGAAACTGAAGTGAGTAAAGTGGCCGCATTTCCAGCCTTTGGAGTAACATCCCCTTGGGCGGGAGGTGATCACGCATCATTCCTTGTAACCAAAATTAATTCCAGTCTTGACTATTTATGGCTGGGCAAAAATCCATCAACACCCACTATTAAACAATATGTTGTGAAAACTAGTGGTGGGGATTCAGGGCAAGTACCTTTTGACGGTCTGCCCAATGCAAATGAGTTTATTAATATTCGCTTGGCAGAAGAAAATACGATTCCGGAAACGGTGGAGTCTATTCAACTCATGTGGGTAGATGGACCCAATGCAGGAAAAGTCTTTAAAACGTTCTATTCCACCCTTACCGACCACACAACCATTAGAAAACAAATTGCTACCATAGCCAAGGCTGACATCCTTGATAATCAACTAGTTTTGGATGTTACCTGGACGGCACCTAAGGAACAACAAATTTCCTTACAATTTACCTCAATCACATGCCCCGGATACCCTATCCAAGCCTTTCCGGGCACTGTTATCCCCATCGAAACTGGTGACACAATAACGTCACTTTGGGGAGGCAATCCTTTGGCACGGTATGACGAAGCCAAAGCCACAACACGTTACAGTGGTTTGGCGGGTTCAGTCACCCGTACCGTTAACCCCTTTTCTACACTTATTGCAGGACACGATGATTTCAACTCCTTCTTCTTGTGTAATCCACCTCTCACGAGAAACACGAATTCAATTCAGTGATTTTCCCCTTGCAGTGGTGGGATAGAATACTTACATTCTTTCCCCCCCACTGGGGGGGTTTTACTGAAGTTGTTTTCTATCCTGCTGTTAGATTAACCCCTAGCGTGGAGGAT